GGTAAACGTCTCGGCATATCTTACGTGTACTTGCATCAATTAGAAAATAAACGAAGATACATGCCATCAGTGAAGACGCTTATGAAGCTTTCTAATGGCTATGGTGTTAAAATTAAAAAGTTAATAGATTTAATGGAGTTATAATGAGAGCTGCTAAACCTACAGAAGAAGTAATGAATGCACGCATTAATGAACTCTCTCTTCTCATAAATGAAGGCTTGGATGAGAAAGAGATTAAAAAAAGACTCAGTAAGAAATGGGAGATCTCAGAAGCTACTGTAACAAACTATTATTATAAATACAGAAGGAAGGTCAAGGAGGTTTTAGAATGTCACTTCGACCTAGCCCATGAGAAGTACGAAACTCTCCAAAAGGCAAAGACGATCTACCGTGAAGCGTATAAAGATAAGAATTGGAAAGAATGCCTCTCAGCTTTAGATAAATTAATCCGTCTTCTAGGCTTAGACAAGGTTCAAATTGAACATAATGTCACAATGTCTCAATTAGAAAAGCAAATAATTGAAATAAACAACGAATTAACTGACGATAACAAGAAAACCATTGATGTTGACATCATAAGCAAGCTGGACGAAGGGTAATATGGATAAAAACTACATGCAAGCCCGTGCTAAAGAAAATCTCGCAATCTGGGCGCAACTTAACCGCAAACTCCGTGGAAACAAATTTACCTTCAATGGTCACAAATATCTTATCGACATCTATGAGTCTAATGAGAAAGTTAAAGTCATTAAGAAGTCTGCTCAATGCTTTACAGGAGATAATTATGTAAAAACGCAATTTGGTTACAAAAAAATCAAAGATATTGAGCTAAAAGATTATATTTATAACGGTTTTGGAAAATTAACCCAAGTTCTTTGTATGATGAATTATGATGTAGAAGAAACGTGTATCTTAATATTAGAAAATGGAAATAAAATAAGGTGTACTTTAGATCATAAGTTTCCCGTTAGCACGATAGAACGAAAAGATGGTAAGTTTTATTTTATTACAGATAAATTGGTAAAAGCAAAAGATATTAAAGAAGATACCTTTTTCCAGAATCCTTTTGCAAAAAATATTATAGGGCTTAGTAAAAGAAGTATCATAAAAGAAAAAGTAAAAGTCTATAATCTCGAAGTCGAATCAGAAGATCATACCTATACCGTAAATGATATTGCTTGTTGCAACTGTGGCATCTCAGAATATTTAATAACAGACAGCTTTGACAAGGCTTTAAAAGGATTTAACAGCATCTACATCTTTCCTACTGAACAAACTATGAATGACTTTGTAAGGGCGAGAGTGAATCCTGCCATTCAAGACTCTCCTATCCTTGTAAAGAACGCTAGAAGTACGGATAACATGGGGCAAAAGCAAATAGGTAGAGCCTTTATATACTTTCGTGGCATAGGAATTAGTGAGGATACGATTGAACGTAAGGCACGTTCTATTGATGCTGACATGATTATGCTCGATGAAGTGGATCTCTTGCCTATGCAAGTTATTGAGAAAGCACGGAAGCGTCTAGGCCATTCTAACCTCGCTTATGAAAGAATGGTTTCTACTCCTACCTATCCTGATATCGGTAGCGACATGATCTACAAACAATCAAATCAAAAAGAATATTTTGTAAAGTGTGAACATTGTAATACTCGTCAGCTTTTAGACTTTTTTAGGAACGTAGACTTCAAGTCTACACAAATCATATGTAGCTCCTGTGGAAAACCTCTCGATATCCTTCAAAAAGGTGAATGGGTTCCTCGATATCCTGATAAAACTATAGATGGATACCATATCAACAAACTTATGTGTGATCGTACAGATTTAGAAGATTTAATTAAAAATAGTAAGAAAACAGAAGAATACGAAGTTCAAGAGTTCTATAATTCAGATCTCGGCCTCGCTTACTCTCCTAAAGGTGATAAGCTTACCAAAGATGACTGCCTCAAATGTATGGACCCTAATCTTGTAATGAATCGCACTGGTCTTAAAGGTATTATATATCAAAACGTGACTATGGGTGTTGATGTGGGTAACGTCTTAAACGTCCGAGTAACTCGCAACGATGAAGGCAAACGTGTCTGTCTCTATGCTGATGAAGTGAGTGATTTTGAAGATCTGGACCGATTAATGGATATCTTTAGTGTGCAACTTTGCATCATCGACGCTAATCCTGAAACAAGAAAATGTAAAGAATTTCAATCTAGGCATCCATATGCAGTCTACCTTGCTTACTATTGGCCTAGTGATGACAAGCGTATTGAGCTCTTTGAAATCACTGAAGATGACGATATGGCAAAGATTCTTATTAACAGAACTCAAATGGGAGATATCATAACAACTCAAATCATAAACAGACAAGACGTTCTACCTTCAAATATAAGACAAGTGGATAATTACATACCTCAAATGTGCGCTCCGGTAAGAATAAAGAAAAAAGATAAGAGAACAGGAAACCCAGTAGCGGTTTATGACGAGTTTGGCAAGCCAGATCATTTTTTCCATGCACGACTTTATGATGAAGCAGCTCAAAGAGTCCTATTTGATGAAGGTGAAATTATCATTGAAGGAGCCGTTTCTGGTGTGCAACGAGAAATGACTAAGGACACTTACACAATAAATACAAGCTCAAAAGAATCTGATGTTGAAGGTGATTCTATTCTTGGCGTTTGTTATGGAAGAGGCTTTCAAGACGATCTTTAATATAAATTAGATTCTCCTAGCAAGAATCGTGCCAACTTGAAAAAAATTCATATTCTTAATTGAGTATGAATTTTTTTTTGTTTACATTTGACCTCCCCAGTGGTAAAAATAATAGAAAGGACTTTTTAAAAAAGCGGATATAACTTAATTCATAGGCAATCTGATGTTTAATATTTTCCGCAAACAGAATAGAACAAGCAGTAAACCCACCATACGCAATTCAATCATTTCTTATATTTCTAAAACGATAGATAAAAATAAATTAAATCAAGAAATATCTATTAATCAAAGTGACTTATTAAATTCGTGGAATTTTATAAAGTATAATCCAGATGAGCTTGCAAGTAAAAAAGGTTTGATGGTCTATAGCAAAATGAAGATAGACGATCAAGTCAAAGCTTGTTTGAGCATTAAGAAACTTGCACGCCTTTCTACTGGTTGGAATATCCAAGTACACGACGTTACCAATGAGTTAGCAGTAAAGATAGCTGATGAGATACAGGACAATTTTGATTCTATTAAAGGCACGTTTGATGAGAAGTTAAGAGAGATGATGTCAGCGTTAGAATATGGCTTTAGTATAACTGAAAAGATTTTTGATAATTGGGAATTTGGAAAACATAAAGGTCATGTAAAATTAAAAAATCTTAAAACCAGAGAACCATATGGGTATCAATTTGTAACAGATGACTTCGGTAACGTAGAAGGGTTAGTACAAGAAAGCATTACAGATGGACAGCTAGGATCTGCTCAAAAGCCTTATCCTATTGAAAAGTTTTTAATCTACTCGTACATGTCTAACTTTGGCAATCCATATGGTGAATCTGATTTAAAAGCTGCTTACCGTGCATGGTTCTCAAAAGATTATCTCTTAAAATTTTGGAATATATATTTAGAGCGTTTCGGCAATCCTACTACTATAGCTTACTATCCAGCAAAGGCTAAGTTAGGGATTAATAAAGATGTCTTCAATTCTTTAGATGAAATGTTGAAAAACTTACAGACCGCTTCTGGGTTTAGGCTTCCTGATTCAATCAAGTTAGAATTATTAGAGAGTACTAAAAAAGGTGGTGAAGGATTTGAAAATGCTATAGATAAATATGATCGTATGATCTCAAGAGCTATTTTAGTTCCTGCCTTATTAGGTTTTACGGAATCTAAAAGTCCAGGTTCTTTTGCTCTCGGCAAAGGGCATTTTGATATTTTCATGTTCGTTTTAAAAGCTTTAGGTAACGAAGTAGAAGAGTTAATCAATGAAGAAATCATTCGTCCATTAGTTTATTATAATTACGGTTTCAACATTGATGAAGAGTTAATCCCTACTTTCCAATTCGGTGGCTTAGAAGAAAAAGATACTGAAGCTCGCACTAGAATTATTACTCTATTAAAACAGAATGAACTTATAGATCCTACTGAACAGTGGATTAGAGATTACTTATGTTTGCCAGAAGAAGCTAAAAGAAACATCCCTGACATTAAAAAGGTAGCAGATTCAAATGAAGAAGAAGAAGGTAATGAAGAAGAAGGAAGTGAAGAAGAAGAAGGTAATAAAGAATTAGATCCCAAAAAGAAAAAAGATCAAGACATCGTAAAAAAAAAGGAAAATTTAGGGTCATTGTCAAATCCCAAAGTGCCTCTGGAGGGAACGACCCCCTTCTCCG